CGCGAGCTGAGGATGCAAAGTTCGAGGACAGCCAGGGATTCATCATCGACCCAACCGTAGATTGTGGAGCCGGGGCAACCCGGGGAAGCATAGACGGAGAGCCGAGTTGGTTTTTAACAGCAGATTATAATAGTTTGATTAACAAAATGTATGGAGCGTATGTTTATCATCAGCTTGCACAGAAGCAAAATATAGTGCCGAGTATCGAACATTTTATAGCAAATGTGTATGATGCTGTCTATGGCGATGATAAGTTAGTGTTTGTTTCTGATGCTATAAAGAAATGGTTTAACGGGCCGTCATATGCAAGTGTGTGTAATAGTATAGGTTTAGAATTTACTACTGCGATCAAAGGAGAATGGGATTACACGACAAGATCCATTGAAGAGTGTCAATTCTTGAAAAGAGGGTTTCGTTATCATACTAGTTTATGTGAGATTACAGCGCCTTTAGATTTAAATACTGTGATTGGAACTTTGCATTGGGTTCGAGAAGGAGATGACGCTGATCAGATTTTTAGGGATAAAATCCTGAATTTTCAGCGTGAGATATTTTTGCATGAAGATAAGAGTGGACTCAAAGATAGAGTTGAAGAAGCGTGCGGAGAAGTTGGGATCAGTGTTTGTGAATTATCCGAAGATTACTTGACCAAATTGTATAAAAATGATTTGGAAAAATTTTCATCAGGATTATTAAACACTTGTTTTTAGCTTTGTTACGCCGAGTTGCCTATAATATTAGCTTGGTAACCTAAATTAGGCGTGGTACCCGTCATGTGTTATAAGTTCTAACGTTTTCGCAAGCGGCTATGGACACATGATGTATGAGCCGTTGTACATTGTACTGTAGGCTTTGCGATGCTATCGCAAATTTTGACCTAATGATCGTTTGGTCAATCTTAGACAACGATTACAAATATGATTAAATCTATTACTGACAAGTTTATGTCTAGTGTCAGGACAAGACCAGCCCAAGAGGCTGAAGACATTTATGAGAGTGGGCCAGTCGGATCCTACTCCTTACATACGAATAACCGACAAGATTATTCACATTTACTTAATAAGCCATTTTTTGTGAAGACCGTTGATTGGACTACTTCTGATGCTTTTGCGTCTATTTTAACTACGAATGTCTTAGTGCCAGCTGACATTGTATCTAATGCTTTGTTAGCTGTGCCATTTTTATCTATGGCTAAGTGGAAGGGTAAGATGTGTGCCATTGTACAAGTTGTGGGAACTCCCCAACATCAAGGTACGCTTATTGCTTATGCTTATCCGCCATATCTGAGATCTGAGGAAAATTCTAGCCAACCTATGGAAGCGTTGGCAGCCCCACATGTGTTGTTGTCGGCTAATCAAAGCACGTCTGCGTGTTTAGAATTGCCATTTTATTGTGCATCTAATTTAGCCGAATGTTTTGTACGGACAACAGATGCAGTCGCCATTACACAGACGGCTTTGAATACTTGCTTGTTGAATTTTGTCGTTTTAAATCCCTTAATTGCTAGTAGTTCTGGCTCTACTACATTACGGGTTTCCGTCCATATTATGTTCAAGGAATTGGACTTTTATGTTCCTAACATAGTACCTAGCTATCCTCCTCCTCCACCTAGCTTTGTGTCACAATCTTTTGTGACTCGTATGCTGGATAATGCTGTACCAGCGTTGAAGGATGTTTTGTCGGATGGAATAGATCAAGCCAGAGCGGCTGTTAGGAAGATAACTGGCATGGATTATCCAACAGAACCATTGACACAGCACATAATGCGGCCATTACCTATTACTAACTTAAACTCCACTGAAGGAGTTTACTTTGCTGACAGGTTTACACAATTCCCTAGTTATGTTTACAAGAACGATGTTGATACTTTTTCGACTAGGGCTGATGAAATGGATATTTCTAATATCATTAGCAAACCAGGTTATGTTGGCACTTTTCATATAACAACTAGTGACTTGCCTGAAACTCTTTGTTTCACTAGACCTATGGCTCCATTTACTAATCCTCTCACAACCACTACATCACCTAATCCCATGGTTGATACTGGACCGTTGTTGCAGAAAATGTCGTATATGGCCAAGTACTGGAGAGGTACTATTAAGTTTACACTGCACGTTTCTGCTTCAAACATGCACGTAGCAAAGTTGCTCGTAGTACGTCGTTATGGTTTGGACGTACATGATGATTCCACTACACCTATTATGGAATCTATGTCTGGTATGCAGACTGAAGCCATTGAAATTTCGGCTGGTGGACAAACGTTTGATATTATATGTCCATACAATTCTACGGTGAATATGTTACCCACTACACCTGGTTACAGAACCGTGCCCTACTTACACGGCATGTTATATATATATTTATTACAACCTTTAGTGGCTAATAGCACCATAGCGTCCTTTATAGATGTAAATGTCTTTGTTTCCGCCATGGATGATTTTAGATTCTATGGTCCTTGTGATTTTAATGGAATTAGACCAATATCTGCTGCCGGACCTACATTTGATGGTGAGACGTCTTTGTTAGATTCGATGGTAACCACTTGGAAGGCTCAGTCAATGCGTGATCAACCTCACTCTGATACGGTGTGTTATGCTCCTACTGATGTTGACACTTTGGCTCCTCAAGTACCTTTTAATGTTCCTGATCCTAAAATTTCAGTTGTTAGTAATACTATAACTCGAGAATGGTGTGAAGAATTAGGTCTTGATAGAATGTCTAAACCATTGACTAGTGTTAGGGATATAATGAGACGATTTACTACAGCTTATAAAATGAACTCTACATCTAACGCAGTCCTTATACCGCTTAAAGTATTGGTTGCCTTGGCTGAATCACCACAAAACGTTTTAACCCACATGTTTTATGGTATTAAAGGTGGTTTACGTTTTAGACTTAAGTGGGAAATTACTGGTAATGTTGCTTCGGTGCAAGAACCGATGGTATATTATATACCTCCGCGATATACTTTACCACCTGGAGCAAACAGTTTTAATGAACAGAGTGCATTTAATCCTTTATTTACTGGAGCATTTCCTGTGACTTTTAGAACGATAGCTATTGGTGGTGGTTATACTAACCCCAATGCGGCTACATATCCAGTACAATTTAAAATGTTCCAAGCTCATGAAGGTTATTCGGAATTTGAAGTTCCTATAGAAACGATATTTCGTTTTAATACTATTGGGACTGTGTCTGATATTTTGGCATCAGACTCGGCGCATGCTTTAGGACATATAGTCATTATTCAGCCAGGCGCATTCGCAGATGCTACGTCATTTATGTATTTAGAAATGGCGTTAGCAGATGAAACCCGTTTAGGGTTTCAAGTTAGAAATCCAGATGTGAGTGTTGTTTACAACACTACTACTTTGGACACACAAGCTGGATTTCCGGTGGATTTTACACCTAATCCTAATCCTTTGGATATAAATAAATTCTTTTATACCAAAACTGTATAATAAAATAAATACACTCAGTTCGCTTAGCCCACGACTGTTTTATAGAGAGAGCTAC